TGCTTGTTCTATCGCAAGATTGCCTAATGTTGTGGGAGTATCTATTCTAGGAACTAATCTATCCTCACTACAAAGGCTACTACTTAGTCAGTATAAAAGAGTAGTTGTAGCATTAGATAAAGACGCAAGTAAAAAAGCTATTGCTATGAGAGATAAGATTATGACTGACGCAACAGTATTATTATTAGAAAAAGATTTAAAATTAATGTCTTTAGAAGAATTAGAGGTGTTAATATGAGTGAATTAAAAAGATGGAAAGTTTTAAGAGTTCAAAGATCTGACGTTAGAGATTTTATAGAACAGTATCATTATTCTAAATCTATAAATGGATGTATAGCAGATTATTGTTATGCTTTATACAATACTGAGGATGTAATGGTAGGTGCTATGTTTTATGGAAGATTAGCTATGGCTAATCAGTACAAAAGGTTCTCTGATTCTATTGAGGATGTAATAGAACTTAGGAGATTATGTTGTATTGATGATACTCCAAAAAATACAGAGAGTTATTTCATAGGTAAGTCTTTAAAACTATTAAAGAACGATTGGACAGGTAGAGTTGTGGTATCTTATTCTGATATAGAATACAATCATAGTGGCACAATATACAAAGCATCTAACTTTAAACAATTAGAATCTGTGAAGGGAGCTAAAGTTATAATATCAAATGGTAAAAGATATCACGATAAAGCTATACGAACATATAACAATGGCAAGTTAAAACCTTTTGCTATTAAGCTTAGAGAAGAATTAGAAAGAGGAGATGCTTACTACAAAAAAACAAAAGGTAAAAATACATTTGTGTACTATTTAAGATGACAGAGGAAGAGGAAAAAGAATTAAAAAAGATAAAAAGTAATGCTTGGGCATATTCTAATATAGACGTACAGAATTATACCGAATGGTCTTTGAATGAATATTTAGAATATCACGAGAAAAATTATGATATGAGGATCTACGACAAAGAAATAAACAAATGGCTAATTATCAACAATTTAAAAACATATGAGGGAAAATGAACGAAGTAATTATATTAAAAAATATACTATCAAAAAAGTTTTACAAAGAACATAAGACTAAATTAAAGCCTACACTATTCAATAATGAGTACTTACATCTATTCAGGATGATACAGGATGCACATAAAAAGTATTCACACGATTTAACGACAGACGAGATATTTGCTCTATTTAAGGCAAATAACCCTGTCCTCACGTCTTCCAACTTGGGAATAGTAGAGGGTATTATCAACGAGATGGACGTGAGAGCCTCTATTTCAGACGAAGTTGCGTCAGATGTTATACATAAACTGTATGTATCCGAGCTTGGCAAGGAATATGCAAACTTGGGAATAGAACTATCTGAAGGTAATCTTGACGTACTACCAAGACTGAAAGCATTGTCTGAAAGAATATCAGGAGAGGTAGTTGCAGATGAATTTGGAGATCCTACTACATCTGATCTTGCAGTACTATTAGAAGAAACATCTACAGATAACGCTTACAGTTTTAACATTAGAACTTTACGAAATGTATTCTATGGTTTACCTAAAGCTACGCTAGGTATTTGTTTTGCTACTCCTGAAAGTGGTAAAACTGCTATGGTTATATCTTTATGTTGTTCTCCTGAAGGATTCTGTCATCAAGGAGCAAGAGTACTCTATCTTGGCAACGAGGAGAAAACTGTCAGGACTAAGCTACGAGCCTTCTCTTCTTGTTCAGGTATGACTAGAGAAGAAATTAAAAATAGTCCTGACGTGGCTATACAAAGATATGACGCAATCGCTGACAATTTGATTATGAAAGATATTCAAGATTGGGATCTAAATAAGATTGAATCCTATATAGAAAATGTTCAGCCTAATATTGTGGTACTTGATCAGGCTGACAAAGTTATGATTGGTGGTAACTATTCAGCATCACACGAAAGATTGAGAGAATTATATAGATCACTAAGAGAAACTGCTAAAAAGTTTGATTGTGCTATTATATGTGTAGGTCAGGCATCAGCAGAGGCAGAAGGTAGAACTAGATTATCTTACACGATGCAAGAAGGATCTAAGATAGGAAAAGCGGCAGAAGCTGATTGGATTTTAGGAATCGGAAGACATTCAGGTGAGTCAGCAGACGATGAAGGGGCTGATACTGTAAGGTTCTTAACTATAAGTAAAAATAAAATAACAGGATGGCATGGAACGATCATCTGCAACATTCAACCTGAGATATCACGCTATGTTGAATAATGTAATGATAGGAGATGCAGAGGTATCTGTAAAAAGGTTTGAAGATGGTAAGATTGATAACTCACCATTTGAGCCTACGAACAGAATGGTATCATTCCATTGGATACTGAATAGCAAATATGATGAGGTGATCTTTTATCACGATGAACAGGTCAAGCCTGACGATAGACAGATATTACAGGATGCTTTTGATCAATCTGAAATGCTAGTTTGTCATAATGCTAAGTTTGACGTGATTTGGTTATTAGAGCTTGGCTTTAGATTGCCTAAAAAGATCTACTGTACGATGATAGGCGAGTACATTCTTGCAAGAGGCTTGCCTGTAAAGAAATCTTTGAAAGAAACTGCTACTAGACGAGGTGGAGTACAAAAGAAAAGTGATCTAGTTGATGATATGTTTAAATCAGGAACAGGATTTGAATCTATGCCCTTAGATGTTGTTAGAGAATATGCTAAGGCTGACGTATATAGTTGTCGAGATATTTATGTGGGTCAGGTCGAAGATCTTACAAAAGAAGAGAACAAAGGATTAAAGCCTACGTTTGATCTTATGATGGATATGATGCAGTTTATAGTTGAGATTACTAGAAATGGTATGAAAATTGACTTAGATGAACTTCATAGAGTTGAACAACTGTATTCTAAAGAGAAAAGAGATATAGAAGAGAGGTTACGACAGATTGTTGTAGAAGTAATGGGAGATACGCCTTGTAACTTACATTCAGGTGCAGATGTTTGTGCAGTAATATACTCTAGACGTGTAAGAGATAAAGAAAAACACGTTAGTACATTTAATATAGGCACAGGAGCAAATGGTAAACCTTTGTATCCACCTAGAATGAGTAATTCACAATTTGTGAGTGCAGTTAGAAATACTACATCTGTAGTATATAAAACAATAGCTAGAAGGTGTTCTACTTGTGAAGGAGTTGGATCTGTACACAAGACTAAAAAAGATGGAACGCCTTTTAAAAATAGAAATAAATGTAGAGTTTGTAATGGACAGGGAGCTATTTATGTTCCAACTAATAAAGTTGGTGGCTTAAAGCTATTACCTATGAGTCCAAGAGATGCGTCTGTACATGGGTTTAAGACCGACAAACATACACTAAACAGTTTAATACCCCAAGCTCAAAGGAAAGGTAATAATATAGCAGTAGAGTTCTTGCAAAAGACATCAAGATTAAATGCTTTATCTACCTATCTCGACAGTTTTATAAAGGGGATTAAAACGTGGGTAAAGCCTGATGGTATACTCCATCCTGAGTTTTCTCAGGTTACGACTGCTACAGGTAGGTTATCCTCACAAAATCCGAACTTTCAAAACATACCTAAAAGAGGTAATTTTGAATTGAGAAAAGCTCTTGTAAGTCGATTTGAAAATGGATCGTTACTAGAGGCAGATTTCTCAGGGCTTGAGTGGAGAGTCGCCGCAGATCTATCTAGATGTAAAACTGCTATGGATGATATTATTAATGGCAAGGACATACATCGACAGACTGCGTCTATTGTTTATCAAAAGCCTATGGATAAAGTAACGTCTGAAGAACGTACTAAGTCAAAAGCTATATCTTTCAGCCCACTTTATGGGGCTAAAGGTAATAATGCAGAGCCTCACATAAAAAGATATTATGATGACTTCTATCAAATCTATACAGGTATAAAGAGATGGCACAAGGAACTAACTGATACTGTGTTAAAGACTACTTTAGTCACTACACCATCAGGGAGAGAGTTTTCATTTCCAAAGGTCAAACGATTAAGAAATGGTGGAGTAACAGGTCATACTAAAATCTTAAACTTTCCTTGTCAGAGCTTTGCTACTGCTGACCTTGTACCTCTTGCGTGTTATAGAGCATATACTAAATTTAAAGAAGAAAATCTAAAATCAAAGCTAGTCTTGACTGTACACGACAGTATTGTTGTGGACGTGTATCCTACAGAGATCGACAAGGTAAAGGAGATCTTGACGTGGGCTATGTCAGGTTTGGATGAAGAGTTGGTTAATAGATTCAAGTATCAATTTGCTTTGCCCTTAGACATTGAAATGTCGATTGGAAAGAATTGGATGGAGCAAAATGAAATTAAATAATATATCGTATTTACCGAAAAAATATTTTATGGTAAATTTAATATTCAATCTAAAATAAGGAAACTGTAATGACAGAATTAGCTACAATTAGTCAAGACCGAATAGATCAATTAACTGTTCTATTGGGAAGTAAAGAAGAAAAAGTAACAGGTGGTTCAGACTTTAGACTACCAAAAATTAAGACAAATCGAGAGCCTGAAGATGATCAGGGAAGATCATTAAAGATGGGTTCTTTCTATCTTGAAGGTGCTGAAGAGAATATCTATTCTACAGGAGATGTTAAGTTTAGAGTGTTATCTCATACTTTTCAGTACATCCTGTATGATAGTGCTACAAACTCTGTTGCCAATAAGACTATCATCAAGCCCAACTTTAAAGGTGAGTTTAGAGATATTAAAGGTGGTAACAAAATGGGTAAGCCATCTTCTAAAGCAATAAGAGAGATGCCACCTGAAGAGGCTGACAAATGGAAAAATCATAAGTGTTGGCGACAAATGAGAGGTGTAGTGTCTTATAAAGGTGTTACTGCATCAGGAGAAGAGAGAGATGTTGTAAATGTACCTTGTATATTAATGCACGCATCAGGTAGTTACTTTAACTTTGAGAATGAATTTATCAAAGCACTACCTAGAGGTAAAAATATATATGATTTTGAAAGCACTTTATCATCATCTAAAATTAAAGTTGGTGGTAATACTTTTTATCAAATTCATTTTAAACCTATCTTTAGTAATCCACTACCTATTGATGAGAAAGTTATAGAAACTATGGAAGTTTTTGCTAATATGATAAAAGGCGAAAATTCATATGTTGAAAGACAATATAACAATTCTATGAAAGAAGACATTTTAGATGCTGAAGCGGAACAGGCTTTAGATGAAGAGATGTTAAATCAAGATCAAATTGATTTAGGTTCAGACTTAGAAGATAAGTAATGTTAGAACCCAAGATACATATGGTCTTGGATCGTTTGTCTAATGGAGAATCTGATACTCTTGAGATAAAAGATGAATGGATAGAAGAAGCTACTGAAAATTTTAGACAAGCTCTAAAAAAACAATTTGGTAGAACGTCAGAGCCATTCCGTCTGAGGATGAGTAATTTAGGTAAACCTACTTGCCAACTACAAATGGAAAAGATGGGTAAGCCTAAATCTCGTCTTCCTTATAACTTTATTATGAGGATGTTACTTGGAGATGCGTCAGAATCCTTAGTACTTTTGTTGTTAAAAATATCAAAAGCAAACATTACAAGCGAAAAAGACAAAGTAGAAATGTCAGTCTTGAGTACTAAGATTGAGGGCGAAACAGATTTAGATATTGATGGTAAAGTTTACGATATTAAGTCTGCTAGCCCCTGGTCTTTCTCTCATAAATTTTCTGAGGGGTATGAAGGATTACGAGATAATGATGATTTCGGATATATTAGTCAGCTAATAGGATATTCTAATGCTCAAAACAAAGAAGTGGGTGGTTGGATTGTTTTAGATAAATCATCAGGATGTATAAAAGTTATAGATGCAGAAATAGGAGCTGAAGAAAAGAAAAGAATAACAGAAGATATAAAGCAAACAGTTGAAACTGTTATGTCTGATGCTCCCTTTAAGAGAATGTTTGAGCCTGAAGATGAATACTTTAGAAAAGCTCTTACAGGATCTAAAAGATTAAGTACTACGTGTGCTTTCTGTCCGTATCTACAGTCTTGTTACCCCAATGCACAACTTCTACCACAGACAGGTAGTAAAGCACAAAACCCTAAACACTATTGGTATACAGAGTATAAAGGGGAAGTCTTATGAAGACGCAAAGTGCCAAAGCTAAAGGTAGAAAACTACAACAATGGGTGAGAGATATGATATTAAGAATATTCTATAATCACCTAGAAAAAGACGATGTAAAATCTACATCTATGGGGGCTAGTGGTGAGGACGTACAGTTAAGTCCTAAAGCTAGAGCCTTGTTTCCATTCAGTATTGAGTGTAAATCTAGAAATAGTATTGCAGTTTATTCTTGGTTAGATCAAGCTAAAGGTAATTCAGATCCTAATCATATACCTATCTTATTTATGAAAGCTAATCAAAGAAACTGTTTAGTATGTATGGATGCAGAAGAATTTTTAAATATAATAGGAAAACATCAACGATTAAGGGATTTGGTAAATGGCAAAAAAGATTGATGACTTAAAGCCTGAGAATAATAAAAGTGGTCTTATATTTGAGTTCACGCCTGATGGTGGGATCATAACAAGATTTGCATATAATTTTGCTGAAGGTCAGGAAAACAATCATATATCAAAACTATCACTACAAATAATGTATGGTGTAATAGCAATGATAGAAAGTAAGCCTAGACTTATGTTAGAGATGGGTGCTATGTATATGGCAGATCAAAAGATAGAACAAGAAGATGATCCACTAGAGATTGATTTTGAACCTGATCCTGATTTGGAACAAAAAGTTAAAGATGAACACGCAAAGCGTACTATGTCTGAACTTAATAATATATTTGATAAAAATAAACTTAACTAGCTAAAGGAGATAAATATGGCTATAGACGATCTTAAAGGAGAATATGAAGAAACTACGTTTGAGCATACAGATGAAGTAAACTCACCACAACACTACACTAGTGGAGATGGAATAGAATGTATTGATTACATTCGACAGGTCTTAGGAATAGAAGGTTTTAAGTATTGGTGTTGGGGAAACATCATTAAGTATCAACATAGGCACGAACAAAAAGGTGACTCTATGAAAGATATGCAAAAATGTAATTTTTATATGAAAAAGATGATAGCAACTATGGAAGAAATGCAAGACAGAGTTGAAGATCTTTCCTCTGTACTGACAGGGGGTAAGGATGGTCAATAACAAATACTTTCCTAGTGACTATGAGGAGTTTATATATGTAAGTCGTTATTCCAAATGGGTAGAAGAGTGGAATAGGCGAGAGAGATGGGAAGAAACTGTTTCTAGATACATTACACAAATAACTAAAACAATTAATTCTCAAGGATCTAATGTTAGTAAGGAACTACTGTATAGGATTAAAGAATCTATATTAAATTTTAGAGTAGTACCTTCTATGAGAGCATTGATGACTTCAGGTAAAGCTCTTGATAGAGATTCTACGTGTGGATATAATTGTGCCTACAGTCCTGTAGATGATGTTAAAGTATTTGACGAGGCTATGTTTATACTTCTTTGTGGTACAGGCATGGGTTTCTCTGTGGAAAATAAATACATTAATAAGTTGCCTACTATTCCTGATAAAATATTTGATTCAGATACAATTATCGTTGTTAAGGATTCAAAAGAAGGTTGGGCTAAAGCCTATAGGCAAGTACTAGCTCTATTATATAGTGGAGAGATACCAAAGTGGGATGTAAGCAAAGTAAGACCACAAGGCTCTAAGTTAAAAATATTTGGTGGAAGAGCATCAGGTCCTGAGCCTTTAGTTTCTTTATTTAAGTTTACTGTACAGACGTTTAAGAACGCTATTGGAAGAAAACTAAATAGCCTTGAGTGTCATTCTTTAATGTGCAAGATAGGTGAGATTGTTGTATCAGGCGGGGTACGTAGATCAGCAGAAATAAGCCTCAGCGACCTAAATGATGACGATATGCGACACGCTAAGTCAGGTGCTTGGTATCTACCTGAAGCCAAGCCTTATCTAGCCCTAGCAAACAACTCTGCTATATACAACGAAAAGCCTAGTTCTTCTGTTTTTATGAAAGAATGGTTAGCTTTGATGGAGTCTGGTTCAGGGGAAAGAGGGATCATAAATAGGTTATCTCTACAGAAACAAGCGTCTAGAAATGGTAGAAGGGATAGTTCCTACGAGTTTGGAGTAAATCCTTGTGCAGAAATAATATTACGTCCGTATCAGTTTTGTAATCTTAGCGAGTGTATTATAAGAAGAGAAGATTCACTTCCCACAATACTAGATAAAATAGAGGTTGCTACTATTATAGGTACAATCCAATCCTGTTGGACAAACTTTCCATATTTAAGAAAGCAATGGAAGAATAATTGTGAGGAAGAAAGATTACTAGGAGTTAGTCTTACAGGTGTTATGGACAATCCTATCTTAAATGGTAAAGATGGTATTAAAGTACTAAGGTCTGCACTATCTAGTATGAAACAAAAAGCTATAGACGTAAATAAGATATGGGCTAAGGCTTTAGGTATACCACAGAGTACTGCTATTACTACAGTAAAGCCTAGTGGAACAGTCAGCCAACTCTGTAATACGTCTTCAGGAATACATACTAGATATGCACCATATTATATTAGAACTGTTAGGGCTGACAAGAAAGATCCTTTGACTACTTTTATGATAGATCAAGGTATTCCATATGAAGATTGTGTAATGAAACCTGACACAACTGTTGTATTTTCTTTTCCACATAAATCTCCCAAGAAAGCAGTATTTAGAGATGATCTTGATGCTATAGGACAATTAGAAATGTGGATGGAATATCAGGAATATTACACAGAACACAAACCTTCTGTGACTATCTCTGTTAAGGATGAGGAGTGGTTGGAAGTAGGAGCATTTGTCTATAAAAATTTAGATAAAATGTCAGGAGTAAGTTTTTTACCTTACTCCGATTTTGTTTATGAACAAGCTCCTTATCAAGAATGTACAGAAAAAGAGTACAATGATATGCTAAAACAAATGCCTAAGAAAATTAGTTGGGATGGACTAGTTAAATACGAAAGTGAAGATACTACTAAATCTAGTCAAGAGATTGCGTGTTCAGGTGGTACTTGTGAAATAGTAGATATAGCTAGTTGACGCATATTTTAATATCTGATACAACATAAACATTAGAGGATTCATCTACCTCTATTAGCTAGTTGCCCCCTGAGATTTATTTCTTGGGGGGTTTTTTATTATGGAGAAATAAAAGGCGATATTTCTTCAGTTACATCCCGAAGTAATTCATTTGTTTGTGAAATAGTATCTGAGCTAGTCCTAGTAAAATCTAAAATAGATGACAGTATAGTTTCAGCAAAGTCTTCTCTTTTTACTTTCAACTCTTCTTCACTTCCACTAGTAACATAAGTTCCTTTAGTTAAGAATTTTACAAAATCTTTTACAGTTTCTGCATTAGCTGAAGGCTGAGTATTTTTAAAATATCTTTCTGATAGTTCTATAAAATAGTCAGGATCAGACATAATTGAATCCATCAAAATCAAGGCTTTATGTTCGTTAGTAACTTTGTCTATTCCTGATCCTAATATATTCCTAACTATTGCACCACTTCTAGTTAGTACACCAAAAAAGTAAGTAACTCCTCTATCAACTGCTTTACGCATTTCTATTCTATCAGCAGTACTAGAATCACTTACAATACCTTTAGCTCGTTTTAATTGAGTATCTATTTCTAAAAAGTCTGCTACTTTTATAAGACCATCAACAACTTCAGGTCTATTTCTAAAAAACGAGCCAGCTAACAATATTTCTTTATCTATATTCTTCATAATTCTAGCTAAAGATACAGATACAGTTGTTCCTATCTCTGGTGTAGTATTAAAAATGGCTGCTTTAAAATTATCTAAATAGCCTGCTTGTAGACCCTTTAATACGCTTGGATCTCCTGATTGTTCTGCTAACTCTACTAATTTTGCTACATCTTCACTATTGTTTTTAGCATTCAATAACGCTTGAAAAGACTCATATTTATCGCTTATGGGTTTTTGGTTTCTAAAAAATGTTCTTAAAGGTCCTTCCTTATAAAGTTCAGTTTCAGCGACATCTAATACCTTTCTTAATTCTTCAACTCTATTTAATAAAACAGTTTGTTCCTGTCCACCTTTAGCAATATCGTTTGCTAAGTTATTAATTTGTTCAAACTGTTGAGGAAAATCTTTTTGAAGAATACTAGCTTTAGATCTTAGGTTTGTTAGTAGTCCTTGTATTTGTTCTGGATCTGATAGTTCTCTTAACGTCTTACCACTAGCTAGTAAATTAGAAACCTCAAGTAATGAATCCTGTAAAAACAGATTACCTAGTTTTCCTTTATTATCTTCTCCTAATACTTTAATTATATTTGTAGCTTGGTTTATGTTTTCATCAGTAACTTGAGTTACGCCAGCTCTAAGTGTATCTTCTCCTACAATAGCCACGTCTACTTCATCTGCTACCTTATGATAAGGATTTCTTGCAGAAACAAGTATGTCTTCTAATACTCCACCATTTAAAAACAAAGGTGCGTGTGTATTTCTATAATAATTGAAAGCTGCTTTTGCTTGATCACTTGAAGCAAATTCAGTAGCGTCTTTTGTTATATAGCTTTTAAATTTTATTAAAGCATCTCTAATAGCTATGGTATCAGGATCTCCTGATTTACCTAATTGTTTTATTTTTTCCTCTATTCTAGGTCTTATAATTGTAAATAAATCAGCAAATGTAGTACCTGATTCTTGCTTAATAGTTTTTTTAGTAGCTTTCTTTTTTAAGGCGTATAAAGAATCCTCTACACTATCAAAATTAGGCATACCTTCCTCAGCTAATATTTTTCTTAACTTATCTGTATACCCTGCCATTACAGTTTCATCCCAAGCAGGACCCATATTCATAGCGTCTGCTTTCCTAAGAAAAGCTAAAGTACTTGGTTTAACTGCATCCTTATTAAGAATTGTTTTTACTCTATTAAAAGTAGCTTTTTCTATTTCTTTTGCTACAAATTCTTGAAATTCTTTTTCTGTTACTTTATTAGGGGGTTTTCCTAGCCTTTGTGCTACTACGTCTTTATCTAAAGATCTGAATACATTATAGAAAGGATCATTTTTTCCAAACAAATCTGTTATTTTAGTTATTATTTGTTTTGGAGCTTGAGTATCTCTAGACATTCCAATTAGCATATTGGCAAGTTTTTTATTGTCTATTGCTCCACCCTCAATAGCATTAAACATATCGTTAACTCTATCAGCAGAGTTTTTTGCATTAGTTTTAACTATTTGAAATACTTCTTCAGCATTTTTATTTCTTAAAACTTGTAGATCAAAAGCTCCTGGATTTTTTTGTAAAACATTTCTTAATTCATCAAATAATTCTGGTGAATTTTTTTGAAAAAGATCAACAAAAGAAGCACGTATATTCTGTAATGTTTGTTCGTCTGATGCTATATCTTTTCCAAAATCTAAAACAGGAGCTTGAGCTTTTTCTGTTATTGTTTCTAAACCTTCTTCTGTTAGCTTTGGATCTATTTGTTTGTCTAAGGCATTTTTTATACTATTAATAGTTTCTACAGCTTGATTTTGAGTTCTGCTTACATCTTTATTTGCTATTAAACCTTTTTCAAAATTATTTAGTGCCTGCAAAGCCAATTTTGCGTTTTTAGAATCATTATTTTTCAAGGCTTGATTTAAAGTTTGTACTAGAGTTGCGTGAGCATTAAAAGTTTCATCTCCTATGCTCATAACCATTTCTTTATTTTCTTTAACAAGTTCTACAAACTCTTTTTGTAAGGCTCTTACTTCTTCTGCTGACGTGCCAGGTGCAGTAGCTTGCCTAATCTTATCTTGTATTAAGGCTATAGCTCTATCTTCTGCACTATTTTTACCAAATACACTACGCACAACGCCACCTGCAGTTAAAGTGTAGAATAGCTTAGAAGCAAATACTACTGATCCAACGACTCCTTCTGCAACTTTTCCTACGCCCATAGAGTCTACTACAAAATTTATTCTTCTAGCTATTTCTTGTTTGTAAGCTGGGTCTTCAGGATTGACAGGAACGCCTTTTAACAGAGGAAATAACCCTAGATCTGAGTTTTGCAAAGTTTTAAACATAGCTTTATCTCCGACTATTAAAGTCGTCATTTCAGGATTTATAGAAGCACCCATCCCTAATTCGCCTGAGATAAATTTACCAAACTTACCTATTTTAGTTGGATTTTTACCCATTACTTTTATTGCTGAATTTAACATACCTTCATAGACTTTATTTCCACCTATAAATCCTGTTGCTAAGTTAACAATGTCTGTAGGAACAGACGCTGGTAATTGCCCCACGTAGTTTCTAAAATCTTCTGCTAAATTCTCGTCACTTCCATCATCTTCGTCAGAAAATTGACTTCCCACTAAGTCGTATAAAGTAACTAAAAATGAAGCTGTATTTACAGCAGCATTCCACACCCCACCTACTATTTTATCATCTAAAGTTTCTAAGTACCCTCCTTTTTCTCCAAGTTTAGCTCTGACGTTAGGCAGTAAAAAGAAAGTTGATACAATTCTTTCACTCAACCCTGTAGGTTGAGGTACAATAATTCCTTCTATAGTAGGCTGACCAAGTGGATTCCTACCAAATTTTTGTTCTTTCCCTTCGGGAGCATCAGTAGTTGGAGAGTATTTAGGAGTAGGTAAGCCTGCTTCTTTAGCTTTTGTCATTGTATCTACATAGGTTTGATAATTATCATATATTTCCATTTGCTGAGGAAGTGTTTTACCTTTGTACATATCAAAAGTAGGAAGAGGAGCGGGTTTAATAGTTGTACCTTCTTCATTAATTTGTTCAAGAGATTGAGCTTGAGTTTTATCATACTCATCCATATCCGAAACAAAAGAGGGAGTAGTTAAACTTTCAGGAGTAGTTGTAGGTATATCTTGATTATTTTGAGTAGATATTAAACTTTGAGTTTCTTGGTTTCCAGAAACATTCATCTCATCTTCAAGTCTACGTATTTTATCTAGTATTTTTCTAGCCATAGAATAATTCTTCATAGCCATCGCAGATTCATAATCTGTATTCATTATTTGTAATTTTTCTTGAATGTTCATCTAACTACCATATAATTCTTCATATTCAGGTCTTAGCTCTTCGTCTGATCTGCCAGCGTTTCTACTCATAGCTTTAAATTGTTCAAAAGTCATAACAGGATCATC